AATGATTATCATATCAGGTTTAATTCCCATACCCTCACATTTACTAATATGAGATTCAATAGTTGATACTTGAGCGCGGCCTGTTGGGAATTCTTTAATAATAAGTTTACCAGGTAATTGAGGAATTGTTTCTTCTACCTTTTCTCTAAATGAATCTATTTTATTAACTGGGATTGAAGTGAAAAAAGCGTCATATCGCTTTCCAACATAATCTTCACCTAATTCTAAAGTATAATGTAAAACATTATATCCTAATCTAACAGCATAACCACCTAAAGCTACTAATGACCATGATTTACCACCTCCAGGATTACCAAAGATAAGACCAAAATCTCCGTTTCCAAGTCCACCTTGAAGTAAGTCATTAATACGTTCCCAAGGTGTTGGTATAGTTGTTCTTGAATTTTCCCTATATCGTTCTTCAATATCTTTAATATACTCATGTCCTAAATTTTTATCTTGTCCTGCCTTTAAAGCATTATCAATTAAAAACCTAATACCATCAAAATCTCCTCCCTTAAGAAGATCAACTGACGACATTAATGCTTTTTTTAATTGTTGATTTTTACAAAAATTAGTAAATTCTTCTTGAACATATTCTAAATCTTCATCTGAGGTAACATATGCTTCCTTTAATTGCTCTTTGATGGATATTTGTAATACTTCATTATCTACTTTTTGCAATTCAACTTTTAAAATGTCTAAAGAAGGAGTTGTGTGGTATTTGTCATAATATTTAAGTATCTCCTTTATAGCCCACTTTTGCGCTTGATTTTCAAAATATTCATCTGATATTATATCATGAATATTAGTTAAAAACTCTTTATGAGTTAATAAAGAGGATAACACCTTTATTTGGAATTCGTGTCCGTATTGATTTATACTATTTAGTGTCAATCTTTATAACCTTTAAATTGTGAAAATATATCTTTTAACCAAGTATCTAAATTTCTAATCATTCCTCCTAATTGGTCTGCATTATAAAATTGAATAAACATTTCAGAATTTAATTCAGGAAAATCTTCTTCAATTAAATGATCTAAATACTCTTTTTCTTTTTCATCTATCATAGGAGTACTTAAATCCATTACCTTATAACTAGTTTCAATTCTATCTTGATCTTGGACTACACGTGAATATACAACATGATCCTTAAATTTCCTAGCTGATATATCAAAAATATCATCCAAGGTCAAATCTCTTTCTTGTAGTTCAGGGAATTTTTTAAATATGCCTTTGGCACCTAACCCTTTTACCCCTGGAATGTTATCTGAATTATCACCTAATAATGTTTTGTATAAAATAAAGTTTTGAGGTGATACACCAAATTTTTCTTTTACAGCACTAGGTGTATAGTATTCTTTTTCCATTGGTCTATATAAAATAATTTTATCAGTAACCAATTGAACGAAATCTTTATCTGAAGATACAATAAAACATGTTGAGTTATGTTTTTTTACTAATTTTTCTGCTAATACAGCTATAATATCATCAGCTTCTACTTTATCTAATATAGTAGTTTTAACAGGTAATAATTTTAAATATTGGATTACACGTACTATTTGATCTACTTTTGCGTCATGTTCTTCCTCTAATGAATCAAATGCTTCCCAATTAGTAATTCGTTGTAAATTCCTTCCTCCTTTGTATTCGGAGAGCAGGTTCTTTCGGTTGGCTGTTGAACCTGCTCCATCGAATACTACGTAAACAGAGGTTGGTTGGGTTTGGCGAATCATTGCACCTAAAGAACGAAAGAATCCACCTAACCCACCAATGTGAACTCCATCAGGATTAACCATATTCATCATGGCAAAGTTCCTAAAAAATAGATTTAATCCATCTATTAGCAATACTTTATCATGCTTTTTTTGTACAGTCTCTTCCCCTTGCTCCTGGACTTCGTCCAGTAACGCAAATAATTCTTTACGCTTCATAATGATTCTATTCTGGTTCTTTCTCGAACTGAGAAATGTCGTTTACTTCTTGGTCTTCTTCTATGACTTTAAAATCCATTCCACCTAATACTTTAGCCCAATCTTTAGCATGATCAGTTTTGTATTTTTTAAGTTCATTTGGATCATCATTAATAAAACCATGAGGTGTCATTACAATTCTACCTCTAGTAGTAACACCATTAATATGGTTTTTATCAATTTGTAAGTTAGTACGTTTAGCAAATTCTACTTGCTTACCATCTTTAATTGCCTTAATTTTAGATGTACCCGCAGTCATAATATTACCAAATGTAACTACAAATGTTGAATCAAACCACATTGCATAACCACCTTTATTCATCAGCTTAGGTTGCCCCATAGGTGATTCTGGTTTTAATGTCCAAACTTTATTAACACATACTAGTGTATTAGTAAAGGGTGAAGATTCTTTTCGAGATAATGTAATTTTTTGGTTTACATTATTTCCAAATTGAGTTGACATAGCACCTGCATTCCACTCATTATTGTTTTTATTTGATTTAAGTGACATTTCACAAGGTACAGAACCAATACTATCCCATAAGAATAATAAATCGTAAGGTAAATTCCCTTTTTTCTGTTCGTCCATTAAATCTAAAATAAATGTTGCTACGTCTTCTATTGAATTAATAGTTTCTCTATCTACATAAATAAAATTACCTTCATAATCAATAATTTCACCTGCATCATCACGAGTAATATTAATATCAAGACCCATTTGAATAGCATGTTCCCAATTCCATTTCATCTCAGTAATGATGAAAACTGGCAGTACCCCATTATTTTGAGCGGATACTGCAGCTTCTATCATTGCTGTGGTTTTGCCGGTATCAGAGTGTCCTCTTAGTAACACAATATGACCCAAAGGAATACCAGGAATAGATGTTACATCCTGAAAAGCAGGAGATAACGGCAACCATTCCTGATCTTTAAATTTGATATTTTTATCTAATCCTTTTTTATTCTTAAAAGCATTTAAATCAAATTTAGATTGGATTTCCTTTGAAACCGCGGCTGATAATGATTTACTTTTTCTTGGCATAATTAAAATGGTAAGTCATCAACCTTACTCTCCTTTTTATCTTCAAACAAACTATCAAATTCATCAGTTTTTGACTGTTTTGCTTTAGAAGTATCTAAACTAAAATTTGAAGCTGGTTTATCATCAAATGATTCAGCTGGTTCTGAGATAATATCTCCTTCATCAGTAGCATCCTCAGGTGATAACCACTTTTCAAGAGCAACTTTCATTTCATCAAATGAATAACGTTTAAATAATTCTTCAGGATTAGGTTGTTCCTTTAACCAAGTCTCTACAGTTGAAGAATCTTCACTAAGTGAAGATGTTTTTAATCTAACTCTTACTGATGATTTATTGTAAGGAGTACCAGTTGACTCAGGTCCTACAGTTTCTACTGTTAGATCACGTCCACCAGCTACATCTGTATAATCTCCAATTTCTTCATCTACAGCAAGTGCCAATAGTTCTTCATAAACTTGTTTTCCAAATTGCCATAGACGAACACCCATATCTTCTTCACCTCTAACAATTACAGGTGCAAAAATACGAGTTTTAGCATCTAATTTTTTAGCTAAGATATAATTTTCTTTATTATACTCTTCTCTAAGTTTTTGAGAAAACAAATGAATAGGGTCTTTTTCACCAAAATTTAAAGGTGAAATCATAACCTTATTAGTAATCCCATAATAGAATTTTAATTCTTTAAATGGGTTTGATGAATTATACGCAGAAGGTACAATTCGAATCTGTTGTTTACCTACAGTAGGTCGCCAAAATATTTTGGTATAATCTGTTTTTTGACCACCAGACTGTGGTTTTTGTTGGAGGCCATCCAACTTCTGTTTAAGTAAGCTTAAATCCATAATTTATAACTAATTTTAAATGTAACTAAATATAATAACTAATTTTTAATACTCCAACCTACAGTTCAATAATTTTGTAGATTTTTGTATTTAACTGATTCAATTCATTATGTTGAGTCAGTAGGATACAGTTTCTATAGTGTTGCCAATCTATAGGAAACTTTGTATCAACAACCCCTCCATTGAGTTTTTTAATTAACTCATTTAGAGCGTTTATTGTATATAAGGTATTTGATTCTTTTTTACGATGAACAAGAATAGTATTTTCAGGAATAGCACTAACATTTGCCTGTTCCACATTATAAGTAACTACATATTCGTTTTTACCTACAATTTCTAAAACAAACAATTTGTTATAGATAATACTATATCTTGTTTTAATTTTTTCAATAAGCACTTCCAAACCTTCTAGATCTGTGAAGGTACAAAATAATTTATTATTCAAATCTTTTAAATTTTCTATGGTTGATATAACGTCATATTCTGTATTATACGTATTGACTTCATTATCCAAAACTGTAATCATAACCTTCTATTTCTTTAATATTTAATTTATATTTGCCGAAAACTTCTCTAATGTTTTCCAATACTTTTTCTTCACTTTCCTTAAAATCTAATAAAAACGAATCGTATGTATATAATACTAATTGTGTTTTATTTCCCCTCAATATACGAAATATATCCCACAAAACCAACGTATTTGTTGATGTTTCTAAGTTTTGTAACACATAATTAAATAACTTTTGCGGCTTCATATTATCTAATTTATCCTTTGTATATACAAAATTTGACACCGAACATTCTATATATCCTTGCTCATTAAACAATGTCCATAAACCACTAACATACTCTTCAATTCTCTTAAAAAACTCTAAATGTTTATAGTTATCAAATACTCCTCCGTATAATTGCTTAAACGTCAATTCCTTTGCTTTTTTATAATCTACTTTATATAACTCAGCAAAATGTTGGTGTATATCCTTAGTTGGAAACTCATAATCAATTAATTTACTTGCTAAACTAGGGTGATAAGCGGAAATATCAATTTCAATAAATTTATCGTTTTTAGGTATAAAACTTTTTCTACATCCGTTTTCTTTATTTAAAGCTGCATAATTTACACCTTTAAATTTATTTGATGGTCTTGTTGTTGTTGTTTTTAGGTTGTATTGAGTGTAGACTTGTTCACTGTCAACGGTGTGAAAATATCCTTCGAATGTTGGTTTATGTATTTGTATTCCACTTCTCTCGATGGCGTTGAATACCACTGATACTCTATCGTTAAAGAATTCATCATATTTGGTTTTATCTTTGTTTATATTGTCTTTTAAATCCTCAAAAATTTGCTCACATATCTCATAGTGTTTTACTATAGGAATTATTTTATTTAAATCCTTATTACCACTATGTTTTCTGTAGTATAATTCATGAGTTGTTGTTGTAGGTCGTATATACGGAGTAGGTGGTAGATTAATGTCATAGAGGCTTTTTAATGGAAAATAATGTAATAATTCCTTCTTATCCAACGTGTATAACACATCAAATTTATTTAACACCGCCCTTATGTCATCAATATTTAAACTAGTTGATTCACTATGATTCACACTTAATATATAGCCCTTATGTGTGTTTATTGGACGCAAATATACTAAGGATACATCATTTACAACAGGGTGATTTTTGCTATTAGATGGGATAACATCTACGAATGCTTCTTTATAACCACTATTGTAAAAAACCTTTAACTGCTCTATATCTTCTACAAGCCAGTACATAAAACCTTTTCCGTAAATATAATGAATTAACTATTGTAATCCAAATCTTCTTGACAATATTGAGTAAAATTGTCTTTAAAGTATTGAGTAAAACCAGCTAATTTTAACCTATTTTCAATTAATTTCACCGTATTTTTGTTTGTATTGTATACTTCGTTTTTATCCCCGTTTATTCTCCAAGATAATAGTATGGGAAGATATAATTGGTATTGTATTTGGTTATCTTGACTTAAAAGTAATTTATAATCTTCTTTTGAAATCTCAAAATAAGTGTTTTGGTTTCTTTTCTTAGTAAAGTATCTTTGGAATTCTCCTAATTCATAGTCACTTTCTACAGGTAAAGTGGTGTATTTTTGAGGAATTCTACCAGGTAGGGATTTTTTAGAATATTTAGTTACTACTTGCCAACTTTCAGAAGTACTTTCTAATACTCCAGTTTCATTTGTTCCTCCAGATGTATCAGGATTACGTGGAGAATTATTAGGTATTAAAAGTACGGAAGGAGTATCTGTTGGGGTTTTTCCAGTATAATATTCATTTGATGAATTAGACCAATAGGGACCTATGTAATCTTTGCCATTATC